AGCCCGTCGTTGCCGTTCTGACCAATAACATCCATTCGTTCTTCTAATGCGTCTCTTAAGTTTGCTTTTGCTATGAATGCTTCCCATGATTTCGCGTAGTCCTTTCGTTTCACTTCGTTGTTAGTCATTAGTGTGATTGCTCCAGTGTAAAGTCTTTGGCTAGGTGTTCTTTGATAGAGCTTGATGCCTCATCTAAGTCCATTTTAAAGTTTGTCAATATGTAATCATAACTAATTTCAGCTAATCTCATGTGTTTCTCGGATAAACGTATGAATTCTCCCCTGTCGTCCAGGGACGGGTCATTCGCTAACATAAAGTAATGGTCAGCTACACCACGTTGCGTGTAGTACTCATTAATTGCGGCTACCACTAGTCTGCTCATAGTTTGTCCTTAAGTACTTTTTGTATCGCTTCTGAGATATGTGTAGCTAGACACGCACCCTTAGGTACTACAAATGTAATCTCTGTCGATGTTCCCACGCTCTGTAGCTGAATGACGTGACCATTAGCTACTTTGTATGACCGTACGTACTGTATGTAATTGCTGTCGTTTATATGCTTATCCATTGTCTAAGTATTCCTCTATCTTTTCGTAGTCTTTAATGATTTTATCCTCGAATCTATCTAAGAGTTCCTCCGCAGATAGTTCCAGGACTTCCAGTATTTCGTAAGCGTCCAACGAGTAAAGCATTCGCTGTACGAGCTCGTTGTAGGTGAAGCTCATGCGTCGGCCCCCACGTATTCGAGTAGCTTATCCACTGTGTCAAGTGTGTACCACGGGATACCTTCCTTGTCACACCACTGCCCCATATTCATCTTAGCTCCTTTCCTTAGTCTTTTCTTAGGGTCTGACAGTAAGAAGATTAACTCATCAAACACTAGACACCGTTTAATTGCTTTATACTTCTGAGTATCTCCTACCCGGAAGTAACCTTTGCACTCTATTAGGACGTCATGTCCTGCCTCTGTTTTGTACACAAAGTCCGGGATGTACTTCCGTTCCACTGTGTATGGCACCTTGTAGGGCTCAAAGTCAAACATAGGCGCCTTGTTGGCGAAGTTTTCCTCCAGGCCAATACGGTATTTAGGTTTAGAAGTCATCGTTCATCTCCGCTACTCTAGGTAAGTTTACGACCTTTGTTAAGAATTTTGGACCCGTACTGTATAAAAAAGTCCGTAACTCTGGGTGGCAATGATCTTTGTACTGGCAATAGGAGCATGTAGTAGAGAGTTTCAAGTTGCCTGATTTTCCGTCGGGCACTGGGTCCGCGCAGAATGCTTGGGGTTCGGGCAACTCCACAATCTTTTTTAAGTGTTCCACTCTATCCTGTATTGAGTAATTAATGTACTCTAACATAGGCTCCGTTTCGTCTTTCTCATCATACATTAAGTAAGTTAAGTGACCATTAGCTTTATCCATAGCTAACCAACCGTACTTTGTTTCTCCCTCAGAGTGAGCATAGGCTTTAATCTGAGCGATATAACCGAAGGGGTCATCCTTAGCTAACGTCCGGTCCTTAAACTTTTTAAACCCAAAGGTACTTGTTGACTTAACGTCAGTCACTATACCGTCTATCTTACAGTCCATTGAACCTCGGATACCGTTGACTTCACAAGACTTCTGTTCCGCTGTTACCTCATGTCCTGATAACTTAGTTAAACATAATAGCATCTCCTCAATCAAATGACCATACATGAACTTAACGTACGTATGTGGCTGTATCTCTTCCTTGTCAGTACCGTTGACAACATGCCATAAGTATCTATCGTCTCGTCCTATGTTCGATAGCCGGAGTGTCCTGGAGTCTACACGCTTCTGTGTGAACTCTTTCCGCATTAAACTCTTGACATTCTCACCGAAGTCCTCAATGGCCTTCTCTGAGTCTACCCCGTCGGGGACGTCCTTAGTTGACATAAGTTTATATATGTCAGTTATTAGTGTATCTATTGTTTTCATTGTTTATCCTTAGTGGGTGTCTGCCCAGTTGTTACCTACTTTGTATTCACCGTCGAGCGGACAACGCAAGCCTAATTGTATGCCTGCCGCCTGAATGGACGCCACTGCCAAGCGACCGAACTCATGTGATTGGCTCTCTCGAACCTCTACCTGAAATTCGTCGTGGATGTTACCAACGAACTCGTAATCTATACCCCATAGTTTAGCATATTCATCAAGAATAATCAAGGCTTTTTTCATGATAATAGCACCTGCTGACTGTAGTAAAGTGTTAAGTGCCGCATGCTCTGAGCGCACATAAACCTTACGTCCGTCTAGTCCTTTTAAGTAACCCCTAGCTGACGCATCAGACACATTGTCCTTGAGTACCTGTAGCTTAGGTGTGTTAGCCAGGAACTTATCCTTAAGGCGCTTACCGTCCTTAGCTGTGCCTTCCACTATAGAACCTATCTTAGCGTCACCTGCTCCGTATAGGAACGCGTAGATAAAGGTCTTAGCCTGTGGTCTAGTTTGTAGCCCGGCGGCGTGTTGGTTAGCTGTATGTACGTCACCATCAACAACCTCGTGTGTATACTTCTCGTCATTCATGTAGTGAGCTAACATACGTAACTCTAAGCCACTAGCGTCACAACCTACTAGCTTATAGCCATCCTTGACAATCCAACAGGCCCTACAGTCCTTACCGTACTCAGCGCCTACACTGGGCACCTGAGCCATGTTAGGTGAACTGTGTGTCATACGTCCAGTAACAGCACCATTCGTGTTTACGTATCCATGTACACGTTCTGTTGTCTCGTCCATCGCTTCTACCCAGGAACTAATCTGTGCGATACGCTTCTGAACTAAAAGGTAATTAGCAATAAGAGTAGCTTCCGGTATACCTTTAACATCCTTGAGTACACTTTCGTCAACGATTGCCTGGCCTTTGTCTGTGAACTTACTAGGCTTCCATCCGAAGTCTTTTAGGTATTCACCTATCTGCATACGTGAGCCCAGGTTAAAAGGTGTAAGGTCAACTCTACTGAATGTACCATGCACTGTCGTCCACTGGTCACCTAGGAACTTTAGACCTACGGTTGACGTCGTGCCGTCCTTCTTAACTTTAGGTACCACCTGCTTAATATATTTATACTTAGGTTTAAACCTCTTGTAAACTTCATCCTCCAGTTGAAACTTCCGTTCTTTGAGCTCAGCAAGTAAGTCATAGCATTTATAAGTATCGAGCCGCCACCCCCGTTTTACTTGTCTTTGTACAATAGTCTGTACTTTATGCTCAAGTCTAATGCTTTCCTCCGAGAAGCCTGCAAGCTCTTGGATAAGCCGTAAGTACACAACGATAGTTGCAACAACGTCCTGTACACAATACTCCACCATATCATCAGAAATAACGCTCCAATCTTCATGATGTGTTTTCTCCTCTTCTGTATTTCTACTTAAATTCTTAAGACTATGTCCGCCGATGCGACTAGGGTTGCTAAGGCGAGACAAGACAAGACTATCTGTAAGTAAGTGCTGTCCGAATTCCATCCCCATAAGTCTTTCAAGTGTAGGTACATCATAACCCAAAATATCATGGCCGATAAGCTCACAAGGCTCACTAATAAGATCCCTAAACCCATCTAAATCCCCTTTGTCGCTTCTATATATAAACTGCTCTCTAGTGGTAACGTCTATCGCTACGATACAATGTACCTTAGTGGCAACAATACCGTCAGTCTCTATGTCAAAAGCAAGCTGTCTCATTTAAAACTCCAAGTGTTCGTTTTTTATCTCAGGCCTCGAAGTCTCCTTCATGCGTCCTGTAGCACCATCATAATGTAAATAGCAACAAGCACCGGTCAAACCTACAAATCTATTCTTCAGTACACGTACTGTTGTAGTGTTGCGTATCTCCTGGTCTTCATGCTGTTGGTTACGTTCAAGACCTATCACCATGTCACTAAGCTGTGCTATGGACGCCGAGCCACGTAAGTCAGCTAACGATACCTGCTGTCCTTCCTCGTGTCCCTTTGTTCCCTGGGGACGCTTTAAGTGACTCACTAGGAACAAACCAATGCCTGTCTCCTGGACCAATGACCTGAGCTTAGTCATGATACTGTCGATTGCTTTACGTTCGTCTGGGCTCTCCTGGTCAGACACTACGATACTTAAGTGGTCCAGGATAA